ACAATCAAAGTATTTAAACCCTGAAAACAAGTCTTTATAACAGCCTTCGGAGAAATAACGTCATTCAACATCATCTGCAAATCCCAAGCCAAATCCGGTATCTCAACAGCCTGAACCATCTTCAACTGATCTAACTTGCTACGCATCAAATCAATACGAACCTGAACATCCCCACCAGCCTGAGCATCCAACGCCAACAACTGCAACTGACGGTCAACACTCTTCTCCATAACCTTAGACACATAAAACGGAAGGTGAGCAACAACAGCAGGCATCTGCAACGCATCCAAAACCCTTTGCCTAACAACAGGCTCAGCGATACGCTCCAACACAAGCCAAACATCCAACAAACCCTTATCAGCGTAAACAGCCTGCATCACAGCGTAAGCCTGCCTAAACCAAGGCGAATCAAAATCATCAGGTTCAAGCTGAACATCCCTAAAACTAATCCCCCTAGACTCCAACAAGCAACCAACCACAAGCTCTTCAAAATCAATACTCTGAGTCATCAACGGACTTCCCTTTCAGCCTGCGAAGCAGCAGAATCAAGTAACTTATAAAAACGACCTACACGAATAACATCGGTATAAGCAGAACTGCAATCGTAACTAGAAGCAAACGCTTCAAGCAAATCCTGCACCTGCAACGGAGACAACCTACCCGCAACCCTGCCAACACACAGCTTCATAAACGGACTAGCAAAACTTGAATCAAAAACAACTTCTTCTGCATTTAATAAGTTATCTAATCCTTTATTTAATAGGGGGTCAATTTGGCTACTGGTTAACAGGTCATTTTGGTCATTTACAGCGGTCATTTTGGTATCTGCAATAGGGGTCAATTTGGCTACTGGTTGCTCAATAAACGTAATGTAATAGACGTTAGATTTACCTGAATTATTGCTCCCACGAACCCACACAAGTTCACCTAACTCAGTCAAGCGTTGCAGTGATCTACGGACACCCCTAGGGTCAGCAATACCGGTCATCTTAGCTATGTGCTTTTGGCTAGGGTACGAACCTTTGCCAGGATTATAGGTTTTGGCGATTGCAAGTAACACAAACTTATCTAGCCTTGTGGCCTGTGACTTAGCCCAAACTAAGTCCATCTCTTTATATCCCATTACTTGTCCTATTCTTTCTCTATAAAATCTGGCGTACTGCTTGGGGTAAAGTCACAGAGTGCATTGAGCCTTCTTTCTGTTGACTGCTTTTCAAATTATCTGTGTAAGTGTCGCTAACGGTTGGAGTTGGTAGCATCGCTATCTTCCCCCCCCAGACTCAATTTGTAAACCTTGTAGAAGCATACGCAAAGCCAGTTCAGCCTGTTGTGGGACTACACCATTACCACAAGCCTTCAACTGATCGTTACGCTTTAGCCCTATGTCTTTAGCTGTAACCCATCCTTCAGGCAACCCCATCATCCACTCAGTAAACTCTGCACTCAACCTGTGATTACCGTCTTTACCGTCAGGCTTAGTAGGTGCAGGGGCAGGGCGTGTAAGGCTCTCCCAGCGTTCAATAGCAGGGGCAAACTTACCCCAATTAGTTGTTGTTTCTGCAAGCCAAACTTCACTTGCAAGAGTTGTCCTACGTTCCTGATTGTGTCCGGTATTCTTGGCATCATCAACTTGAACAGTAGGCAACAAAGTTACTTCAGCGTTTAGGGGTAGCGTGTTGCGTTCAAACTGTGACTTACCTGCAGTGTTCTTACCATCCTGAACTGTGACTGTCGGCAACATCTCCATGCGTACCGCAACGCCCAAACTTGCACCAGGCATCCCCTTAGTCCTACCTTGAATAAAATCTTGCCTGCGTTCTAAATAGTTTTCAATCGGTTCATCATGATTACGAATATGCCCAACACTAGGCGTTGGAAGGGTAGGCGATGATGAAGACTCTAAATCGGTTGTGGGGTGCTCCTGCATCGGCAGCTCGTAAACCACACCATTTCGCATCATACCCGATATCGGCCAGCGACCCGAGTACGGCTTGGATTGCTGTGAAAACAGGTTGTGCTCCCCAATCATCCAAATCTTCTTGACTGTATTCCATTCCGTTATCTGCTTTAGCACTTAGTAAACCCCTAACATTTTCTATAACAACCAGTTTTGGCTGTAGTTCTTCTATAGCTCTAGCAAACTCATGCCAAAGCCCTGATCTTGTTCCTTCTTTTAGCCCTGCCCTTTTACCTGCCAAAGATAAGTCTTGACAAGGAAAACCACCAGTCAAAACATCTACTGCTTCAACCTTTGTGAAATCTACTTTTGACACGTCACGATAGTTAGGCACGTCAGGGAAGTGTTTTGCAAGTATTGCTGAAGGTGCATCTTCCCATTCACAGTGCCAAGCCATCTCAGCATCAAGCACATTCAAAACAGCCAAATCTAAGCCACCATAGCCACTGAACAGGCTACCTACACGTAACTTACCCATTGTTTGTCCTTTGTCTTTTGTTGTATTCCTGCATTTCCATCATCGCCATAAGTAGCTTGTGATCTACAGGTTGCTTTTCAGGTTCAATGACGTGTGCTTTCTTTATGCAGTCTTTTAACCCACAAAGACGCTCCCCAGGGTTGACTAGGAAACCGTTTTCGTCTATCGGATGCCAGTCATCGTTGAGTTCGCCTTGCCACAGCCAGCAACCTAGTTTGCCTAATACTGGGTGAGTCCATTTGTAGTCACGCCTAATTTCTGTGCGTGTGTCCCTGCAGTCACGACAGTATTCAGCGTTTTCTACGTTGCGTATTTTGCGTTTATACACTTGCTCAGCTGTAGTTTGTATGCCACAGCGTGGGCAGTAAACAATCTCATTTTCTACATCGTATTGAGTCCGAGTCATGAAGACATCTAACCACAACTACAAAGAAAACACCTAATCCATGTAACTTATCAGCGTGTTTAGCCTAATAGTCTGCTCATTCAAGCGAATAAGGGTCTTGCCACGAAGAACAGGGTCATCTGTCAAACACACGACAAGTTCACCTAACTCCCTGATGTGTGCAGAGAGTACGCTAATTGTTTGCAGTAGCTCCAGTGATTCCATCGGCCTTACCCTTGATTGCTTCCAGAATAGCATTAGGGGCTTTACCCTGTTTCGCTTCGTTATAAAGCGATCGCAAACCTTCAATGTCGTTGATGTTGTCTAATGCAGCTTGCCAGTTTCGTGATACTTCAGGCGTTGATAAGCGTTGAACTTTGCTCATTTCTTGCTGACTAGGGCGTTTACCTTTAGGGCTGAACTCTCCACCAAGCATAGAGATTGCTCTACCTAGGGCTGACGTTGCACAGTTTTCAACAAAGGATGTTTTGTTTACAGGTGAACTGCCTAGGCGTTCTTCAGCGAAGTCAACAGTTGCAGGGTAAAGGTCATCTTTGTGCAGATACACTTCTGCTTTGAATACGACTTGCTCTGGTGAGATGCTGACTAGCTCTAGGTTGAATCTGCCTTGGCTGTGCCTGCTCCAGAACAAATCCACTCTCTCCTGGACTGTTTGATACTCGCTTAGGTTGAAGTGTGCCATTAGTTATCGCTCCAAGTTACTGTCATGTTGTTTTCTAACCAGATCCACTGTGTCAAGCCATGCAGGGTTACGCCTACTGAACCTGAGTCTAGGACTTGAACACCTGAGCAGATGCCTGATACTTCGGTGCTTTTGCGTTTGTCGTTGTGGATAACTATGGCGATTTTGTTGCCTACAGTTAGTCCTTTTACGTCAGTTATTTTCATGTTATTTCGCTTTCTTGATTGTTAGATAAGGGGCGTTCCCTGCACGTTGACTTAGGGTTGCCACGATTTGACCTTCTACACTTCCAGATTTCGCTCCGTTTAGTGCAGCAATAGTTCTTGACTTCATTTCTCGCAGATGTGTTTCAGCTGCATCGAAAGATGTTTGAGCGTTGATTAGTTCGATACCTAACTGCCCTAAATCTTCGTCACGTGCTTCAATGCCAGGTGCAAGCTCTCTGACAGTTTCGTAAGTTGACTCACTGCCATCCCAGTCAGGCTGAATGTTGTCTAAGACATAGGATCTAAACTTGTTGACTTGTTGCAGGATTGCATCAAACTCAAAGTCATCCCAAAGCAGTTCATACTCTTTATACCTGCCTGCATTGACCACAGCAAACACTGCCTTACGCAAACCAAAGACATGCATATACCAGTAAACCTGTGCTTTGTAGTTTTCAGGTATGGCATCCCAGTAGGTTGCTGTGTGTTTGATTTCAAGGATGTAGCCTTGACCGTTTTCGTCTAAACAAATGCCATCAGGGTTAGCGTGCATCCACTCTGCACCTGCCTTAGCGTATGTGCCTACTTCTTCAACAACATGATCAGGATGTGATTCTTGGTATAGCTGACGGATTGCAGGTTCAACAAGTGTCCCTAAACGCATAGCAGTATTAGGTGTGACAGAGCGTTCAAGTTTGCCTGTCTTCTCTGCCCACAAAGTAATTGCAGATGTCCAAGGTGATAGCCCAAGAATAGTGCCGATTTCTGAACCTGAGATAACTCCTGGCTGGTTGCGTAGTGCATACCATTCTGGAGATTGATTAGCGTGTGTACCTAAACTGATAGCAGTTTCAAGGATTTGCTGTATTTTGTCGTTACTCATACCTAGAGTTTATTTATGACCACTGACAAACTATGGCTCAACCGAATCACTTTAGATCTACACGAAGCTATAACCGATATTGGGGGCGTAGAGTGCGAGAGTGTACCAGAGATTTTCTTCCCTGAAGATTTAGGTCAGCCAGGGGATAACCGTATCAAAACTGTGGCCATTGAAACTGCACGTGAGATTTGTTTGCGTTGCCCTGTAATGGATAAGTGCCTAAAAGTGGGGATGTTTGAAGAATCAGGTATTTGGGGTGGAACTACACCTGACCAGCGTAGAAAGATTAGACGTTACGAGCAAGATTAGGGTCAAATAAGCCCTGTAATGCCCCTAGAAGCCTTTTAGACCTATAAAACGAGTATCTATACGCTGAAACGCTTATTTCTTGTTTTCGGCTTGTTTCTCTGCTTTTTGGATAGCATCGTTTGAAGCCTTAGCAACATCAGCCTTAGTGACAGTTCCAGTAGTGGCGATAGCGTAACCAATAGCCCCGATAACACCGATCATGAGTGTTCCCCAAGCAATAATCACACCATCAAGCCAGTTACCTGTCAGAGCTGCACCTACACCAGCCGAACCACCAAGGATAAACAGGAAGATACCGAATCCACGCCAAGCAAGGATTGCAAGTACGTCTGCTACAGCTTTGATACGTGTTTGAATTGTGTTCTTCATGATTTCCTTTATACGAAACTTAGTGGGTTGAGTAGGTTGCTGTAAGGGGCTAGGTGAACATCAGGGTTGCTCCATGACTTGTTTGCCTTACCGATTGTTTGATGTAGGTGAGCACCTGTTGAAGCCGAACCTGACTTGTATTTGCCCCCACCAACTTTGCCGATAACCGTTACGCCTGCAACAACTTTGTCACCCTTGACTAGATCTGATTTCTTTGCCAGGTGAGCATCCTGAATAAAGACGTTATGTGTCTTACCTTTGTTATCTACAAGAATCGCAGAATAAGTAACATACCAGCCCAAGACATCTGACCACTCTGAAGCGAACACTGTGCCTGAAGCACTTGCCTTAATAGGACTAAGTTCTTTAGGACTCCAGTCTTGTCCCCTGTGTGGCCTGCCATTACGGTATGGGGCTAGATTGCCAAACTCATCGTTACGAAGTTTCGGGCTAAAAGGTTCAACATACTTACTCATAAGAGCAAGTTTATCAAAACAGTTGTTACGCTAAATCAGCTAACTCAGCTTCATGCACTGCAATAGCGGACTCAATAATGGCGATGTTAGCTTGTGCTTGATCCACCACTTCCTGATTACCTAAAGCTTCAGCGGACTTAAGGTTTAGTTCGTTTTGGTAGCCTTCAAGGTTCAACGCTGTGATGCGTTCTTGTAGTAGCTGTGCCTTTACTTCTGGAGATACGTTAAATGACATTTGATTTCCTTATGCGTTTGCGATAGTAGTTATTGTACCTGAAGAACCCCTGAACTTTAGTGCTCCTGCTTCAACATACAAGATGCCTCCACCAGATGGATTAGATGATGGAACAGTTCCAGCATTAGCGATGTTAAGAACACCACCACCACCACCGAATGAACCGCTTGCAGCAAATAGACCTACGTTTCTAGATGAACCAAAGTTGATTGCAGTAGATGTGCCAGTGTCCAAAATTGCTGGAGTTTTTATGTTTGAGTCGTTTACAAAATTACCACCAGCTTGTATTTGAGCTCTTACTGTTCCTGCCGAGTTTTGCCATTCCTGCAAGTTAGCAGTCTGAGATGATGCACCACGAATAGTTGCTGGAACAATAGCAGGGTCATTTGTAATAAACAACCCCCTACCATTAGTGCCACTAAGTAATGAACCACTACCACTAAAGACTAGAGAGCCTGCAGGGTTTACTGATATTAAACGTGTCCCAGCTGAGTCCTGCCACTGTTGTAAGTCAGCAGTTTGTGATGCAGCACCCTGAACAACAACTGGAATACGTGCAGCAGATGCAGATTGTAAAAGCGTTGCAATAGTTCCTGAGATGGATGCACCACCAAGAACAGCGAAACCCTGAGTAGTTACGATTGACCCACCCGAAGTCACACGTGCCTGAACAGTCCCAGCATTATTCTGCCATTCTTGAAGATTGCCTGTTTGACTCACAGCACCACGTGCAGTTAGTGGAACGTTTGCAGCAGCAGTCGCATAGAACGCAGCTAGACCAGCACCAGATGAAATAGCAAAAGACAAAGTTCCAGCGTTACGACCAACAAGCCCAAAAGTAGGGCTTACGCTCAGGTTGTTGTTTCCAGAGCTATCTCTCACCTGCAGTAAGTCACCTGATTGACCTGATACACCGTTGATTTGTAAAGGCACTATTGCTGTGCCTGAGTTGTTGATTACATGACCACCCACGCTGAATGTATTTGCTGTGTTTAGTTTGGCTGTATTCGCTAGATCAGTGACTAGGTTTGTGACCTGACTTTGAGCGATAGATCCTGAGATTGTGACTGCTGTTGAAGCATTTGTCGCAAATACTGCTGTTCCTGAGTTTGTCGCATAAGTTGCTGTTCCTGATGTTGTAGCGAATACTGCTGTGCCTGCATTTGTCGCATAAGTTGCAGTTCCAGAAGTAGTCGCAAAGACTGCAGTACCAGAGTTAGTTGCATAAACTGATGTGCCTGCATTTGTAGCGTTATCGGCTTGTGCTACTGTGCCTGAAGTGAAATCGCTGACTTGTGACTTAGTGATACTGCCTGAAATTGTCGTTGATGTTCCTGCAGTTGTGGCAAACACAGCTGTAGAAGCATTAGTCGCAAATACTGCTGTACCTGCCTGTTGAGCAGTTGAAGCAGAAGTTACTGTCCCCGAAGTGAAGTCTGACACCTGTGATTTAGTGATACTTAGAGCAGTCTGATCTAACCCGATAGAACCTGTAGAAGTAATAGTCCCACCTGTTAGGGGAGCAGTAGCAGTAATGCTTGTAACACCGTCAGGAGCGTTTGTTGCGTTCTTCCAAAGTTGTGTCGCAGAGTCGTATGCTAAAACCTGATTATTCTGTGGAGAAACGATAAGAACGTCATGCAGCTCATCAAGTTCATAACCGTTTTGCACCTTAACGAAAACGTGTCCATCGCCTGCACTTTTCTTTGTTACAACACCAACATAAACGAGATGTATA